GTTCTTCCACCACCTTCTCTAATTTCTTTCCAGTTTTGAACTCTAACTTCCATTGATGGTGCTTGAGTGCCAAATACAGCATCAAGAGCTTTTGAAAAGCCAGTTTTTTTAGGGTCTACTAAAGTATTAAATACTCTAACAGGAGTTTTATCCATTATCTTAACTGATAATGCTTCTAAATTTCTTTCGAATACTTTAAATTGTGGTTTTAATAATGTAGTAACCTTCATCAAGCTCTTATCAATAGATGTTAATAAGTTAACTTGAGTAATAGCATGTCTTACCATTACATCAGTATTTTTAGCTAGTTTTTGAGTATAATCAACTGTCATTGATTTAGCTGATCCAGATTTTCCATTAGAGATAGCTCCGCTGAGAGCACCTAGATTTTTATTCATCTGTTGTAATGCTTTAACATTAGATAATAATGCAGTTTTGAACGCTGCATCAGTATCTTTAACTATTTTTTGTTGGAGTTTTTCTCTTTCAGCTTGAATTTGCTCTAACTTTCTTTTATAAAGTTCAGCTTTCATACCAGAAGATCTTGTTCCATCATTATTGTTTACCATTTATTGCTCCTATTGCATTATCTAAATTATCGATACCGCCACTCAAGAGATCTTGGCCATCTGCTCCATGTGCTTCTATATTCTTTTGCTTCATTAATCTATCGTAATGCCACATGACTTGATAAAAATCTTTGTGATCAAGATCTTGCCAGTGCATACTATACCCTAGCAAAAACTCAATCTCTAATATATCATTTAAAGGTATATTGGGGAACAAAGAAGTCGGCGCGAAACGAAATCGCCACAGGCGAAGTTCCTCCACATTTAGTACATTTAATTTGCATAATAGGACTAACTCCAAAATCTATATGACGCACAAATGATTCCATATATGCAAAATCACTAGGTGAACATTTATCACTTAAGAAAAACGAATATTTTTGTAATAAAGATAATTCTTGTCCATCTATTTTAGAGATCATATTTGCAAGGTTTAATATATCTTCGTCAAATACTTCTGGTCCTGAATATGAACTTAAAAAATCACTCACTTTACTTTCTTCTTTTACTGTTAAATATCTAACTTTAAATGGTATTCCACTAGGTGTAGTCATTTCATTAACTTCTAAATACTGTTCTTTAATGTTTTCAATATTTAACATATCTAAACTAAATTCATAATCTGAAGTAGCTCCACATTGTAAACAATCAAACTCAACTTTATAACCATCATCTTTATATGTATTAGCTCTTAACCAGAATACTATAAATAATTTATCTGCAACCAATAAGTCTGTAATTTCAATACCACGAATCACTCGACTTAATACTTGATTAATAACATGGTTTACATTTGTTTCATTAATAGATGCTAACATCTTAACTTCTAAAACATTTAATGGTCTTCCCATTATTCTAGCACCTTTATAAAATACTCCACCTGATGGCATACCAGTAATTTCCCAATAATTTTCCATTTTAACTTGAGGTTGTGCACTTCTTGTAGATTCACCTAAAGATTGCATTACTGGAATCTCTGGTTTCTTTGTATGTGGTGCTTCTGTAAATTGTGATGGTTGTTCATTTATAAAATTATTCGCTTGACCTGTCACTGGTAATGGTGGTGCCATTTGATTCATTCTATCCATCATTTGTATACTAGAATCTATTTGGTCCTCTTGTCTAGGTAGATTAGCAAACTCTTCAGCTGCTCTTCTTGCTATATTATTATTATTATTATCTTCCATATTGTCTCCTTTCAATTAGCCATTAAAATCTGGCGCTGGTTCAATTGTAACATAATCCACTGAAAATGTTACTACAAATTTTATATTTTCACTACTATCATAACTAAAAATGAAATCTTCTGCTTCTATAAAAAAACATCCATTAAACCAATACCTAGTAGTTACTATACCTGATGGAGATAAAATATCTACTCTAATTTTATTTATTTTAGATGTATTTGGTGGATTATAAGTTCCGTCCATATTCATAATTCTACGTTGTAAACTTCTAACCATTCTTGCAGTACGACCAACAAAATCTTCATCAAATTCAATTCTCAAATCTAATCCTTGTCTAGTATCAAATACAGGAAATTGTTTACCAAGAGTATTAAAATCCATAGATTCTTTTCTAAACCTATATTGTGGTATAGTTACAGCTCTTGCTGCATATGGCTCCAATGGTATAAATAACTCTTGTGGAGCTGATCCTGCTGGTGTATAATCGTCAAGATAAACCATAAATTGCCATGCATTTTGGATTGTCTTTTCTTTGTATACTTTTCTTAGACTGTTTTGTACGCTCATAGTCCCTTCCGTTTAACTTCTTAAGTATTTATATAACGAAAGAGAGACTATCCTGTTATAGGATAATCTCTCACTAATTTTATAAACTATACAATTATTTATATTATGATATATAAGTAAAAATCAATGAACCAGAATCATATATACGATATATTTTACGATTAAACATAATTTCTCTTTCTGTTAAATTATTATCATAACCATTACTAACTAATTTTGATTTTCTATATTTAAATCTATTATTACGTTTATTATTTTCAATATAATAATAGTTTGGTGGTGTTTTACCGTCATATTTAAAACCTAGTGTTTTATAAACATTACCAATGGACCAACTTCTATCAGCATAGCTTAAAACTGTTTGCCATGTATTTATTTTAATAGCATATTTAAAAAGTTTTGATGCTCCACCAATTACTACAGTATTAATCTTATTACAAAAACGTAATAGCTCTATAGTTTTATCCTTTCTAAATCTATTAATACCAAAATTCATTAAACTCACTAATTCATTATCATAATATAGACCATATGAATATTTTGAATTAATTTTACCTTGTATATGATTATTATCTAAAAATATTTTAGATTCTTTATTTGATACATATTTGATTTCACATTTACGTGCATATATTCTATCAGATTTTCCTAATAAGTTTAAAATTCTTGATTTTACAATACTATTCTTATTTTTCCAATCATCTTCATATATTTGAATTAAATGAATATCTTTAGATTCGCATAATTCAGTTTTATCTAAATGATAATTTTTATCTCTATGTAACTCTGAATGCCAATATAAACCATTAAATTCAAATGCTAGATTTAATTGTGGTAAATATATATCTAACTCTTTTCCACTTAGCATAGTTCTATTATTTATTAATATTTCACCATGATAATTATTTTCTATAAATTCAGTTAATTTTTGCTCTGGATAACTATATGAGTTTTTCTTTATACAGTTAGTACAAACTTTAATATTTTTATCAAATCGTTGTTTTATTAAATGTCTATGTATAGTAAATTCTTTTGAACATATATCACATTTAAAAGTATAATAGTTAATACTATTTTTTGATATGAGTCGATAATCAGTTATAGACTCATATTTTAATTTTAATTTATTCTGTATTGAATTTTGATAATTTATACTTTGTGATGTATATTCAACACCATACTTTTCTAAACAAGTTTCTTTTCGTTTTTTATTTATTTTAGATTGATATTCAGGATCTAACTTATTTAATTCAAGTTGTTTACTAACTTTTAATTTTATACTTTTATTTTGTGATGGATGACCACCATATAATTTAGTATTTGTTTTTTTACGTTTAGCTTTAACTAATTTATCATTTGCATAATAAGTTGAAGAACATTTATTTGAACAAAAATCTCTAAATCCCTTAACTAAATTTAAAAAATTAGTATTTTTACCACATTGTTTACATTTATTAGTATAGCCTAAAACATCTAATGCATACAATTCTATACTATCTATTTCATGAACTTCTTTTAAATGTTTTTTAAAAAGATTTTTTGCTATCTTATCACTACATAATTTACAATCTATTTTCATATTTGCCTATAATTAAAAAAGAGACATAAGCGTCATCCTATGTCTCTTTATAATTATAGTAAAATATATTCTTAAATTGTCCAATAATCATACTGAAACGTTACTGAGTATTTAACTGATTCTGCACCAGTATAATCCATCGCAACATCATCAACATTTTGTACCCATGCATTTTTGAATTGTAAATCTTGAATCAAATTACCTTTAAAGCCATATTGTCTTAAAGAAATATCTGTTTTAATTCCTGATTTACCATCAGTGTTAGCATTACCAGCATTATCTGTTTTACCAGGATAATCATGCATTGCTTGTTGCCATGCAAATAGAAATTCAGATACTTTCTTATCTTCAAATTCTTCAAACATTGCCATAAATGAGTTAGGAAAGATTGGCTTTCCTGGGAAAAATTGCTTTTGTCCCATAAAATTACTTTCTATTGGTTCATTTCCTCTTCCTGGTATAACTGCAGATCTACAACGAATAATCATATCGTCAAGATCCCAATTTGTAACCGCTGGTGGTTTTGGTATCCAAAGTTCCCATTTCCAGTTACGTTGTATATCAGCTTCATTCTTCATTCTACCGTCTATAGTAAATGGTTGTTCTGCCATATTAAACTCCTTTTTTAATTTTTATATTAAGCATATTTTCTTAAAATCGTAAACCTATTATTATTTATATAAATTACAATTATTTGATTGAAAAAAGGAATGACCAATGTCACTCCTTTAATTATTTTAAACAATATTAGACTTCAGAAAAATCTACTCCAGTTTTTGTTATAATTGTTTTAAGTTTAATAAATTCAATTGTTCGTGCTGGTTGTACATAAATATCAACATACATTTGATTACTATCAATAACTGCAGGTGTATTATTTGTTGTATCACAAACAACTTGAAATTTAGTTAAACCACCGCCAGATTGTACTGAACTTAAAAAATCTTCAGTTATAGTTCTAACTCTTAAACGATTTTGTGAACTATTTGCTTCAAATAAGAATGGTAATAGTGAAGGTTCAATTGTATTTTCTACATATAGTAACAATCTACGCACATTTATACGATCTAATGCAGATGATTTTAATTGTGCAGTTGCTTGTCCCCACATAATATATCCAATACCTTCAATCTTCTTGATACAGTTAATATTAGCATCATATAATAAACCAATTTCAGTATCTGTTAATACTCTATCTTGATCATAAGCATTAACAATACCACGATTAATACCTGCAGGTGCATCCCATGTATTTGCTACACTATCAGTTCTAGCCATTATTGAAGCACCATAAATTGCATTTGGTATCATAATTGTTTTATCATTATATTTATCATATATTTGTGAATATCCACCATACATTGCAACATATGAACCATTATTATATGCATTGTTAGTTGAAGTAATTAAATCAGAAATTGATTGATATGCATACGAGTTTGCTTGTACTACTGCGATACAGTCTTGACGATCTGCTGCAATATTACCAACATATGATTGAGTTGCTTTTACTGTAGAACTAGTTGGTTCATTTGGAAACATTAATATATTTACTGTTGAACGGTTTCTATCTTCAAATAAATTCCAAGCACTTTGTGTATTACCTTCTGACATTGATGTACTACTATTTGTACCAGCACTCAATGATGTAATAGTTTGTATAGAAACTGGTAATTTACCAATATCTTGTGTATTAGTATTTTTAACATAAATGTATTTAGATGAACCATTAATTATTTTTTCAGCTTGAAGTTGTCTTCCATTGCCGTCAACTTCTTCAGTACGTGTTACATAAAAAGATTCAATTGGTGTTGATGTATCTGAAAAAGTTGATGCTGTAGATTCTTTTGTAAATACATCAATTTTAAATACTTTTGCAAATAATGGATCTATTGCTGTTGTTGGATCATCATCATATTTACTTTTCCAATCAAAATATCCACCAGAAACTGCTGGGGTATCTGCACATGTTGTTAATCTAATTCCAATATTATTACCATATGTTCCTGGTCCAATCGAAGCTATACATAAAAATGTATCCCCTGGATATGAAACATTTTCAATAGTCTTAATATTGTTTGTTTTATCACCATCACTATAAGATCCTGCAATACTATCTGTTGAAGAACCTGCAGATAAAATTGCTGCAGATGTTAATACTTCATCTACTGCTGATGTACCTTCAACAACTGCTGTTGTACCAATACACATATTTGAATATAATTCACCTTCGCCTTGTGACGATCTTACTACATAAAGTCCACTTGATTCTTTTAAAAATTCTAATGCTGCATAATGACCAAAAGTAGAGCCATCTGGTTCACCAAATATTGCAATAAATTCTTTATCATTTGTTACTCGTACTCTTCTATTAATTGGACCAACATTACTATCAATAACAATAGCTCCTGTAGAAGTACCTACTGGTATTGTTATTTCTGAAAGGTCTAATTCCTCTCTATAAATTCCTGGTGTTGAAAATCTTTCTGCCATTTTATAAGCTCCTTATTTATTATACTTAAATTCACTATTTCAACGAGCTCTAGCTCTTTAATTATTTATATTTATGGCAAAATTTAAATTCTGTTACACATATTTAATAAATTTTATACCAGACTCATCAAATTTACCTTGCCATTTTTTATCAATCCATAACTCACCAATATTCTTTGGTAAATCATCTATCTCTTTTAATGGATTTTTTGATATATCAAGACTAAAATTCTTAAAATCTTTAGGCAAACCTTTTAAAGATGTTATTTTATTATTTTTAAAATTAAAATTTGGATGACCTTCAACTTCAAAATTTGCGCTTGTTAATTTAAAGAAATAGTTTAAATTAGTTAAACTATTATTCTCCATTGATAACTGCATCTCAGACTCAACTGACATATTTAAACCTTTTAATGATGTTATTTTATTATTATCAACATAAATTTTATAATTATCTGTTGGTAAATATTTAAATGATGTTAATTTATTATTTGATGCTTCTATTAAACCCGCACCTTTAAAGTTTCTACTCTTAAAACTTGTTAAGCCGGTATCATAAACATCATCAGGCACTTTTTGATAATATTGCCTAATCTGTTCACCTGTTGCTTCCAACATAAATAATATACTTTCTAACATAATTATCTCCTATGTTAATATTTATATTATTCTACCAATTCTTCATCTCTACTATTATTAAACCAATAATATTCTTTATTATCAGAACATTTATGATAATATAAGACATCACCATCAGAACTAACTATCTTACCTAATATTATTATACTATTATCTTTTTTAATAGAATGAATACCACCAGTGAAGTCTTCTATGTATATCTTTCGATGACAGTTTGGACATAATCTGATTCGATTAAATGCTCTATCACTACCACCTTTTGATTTTGGTATAATATGGTGACTATCAAAAGAACCTAGTTCATCTGATTCATAATCACAATTTGGAAATTCACATTTATAATAACTCATAATTGTAATATAGTAAAAGTTTTGGATAAGTTTATTGGTAATTAGAATACATTAAAATCTGATTCTTGACCCATAAAATCTTCTATTGTATAATCTTGATTT